CCGCGAGGGGACCCGCTATCCTTTCGACCGTTTCGATGATATCCGTAACGGGAAGATGCACGGAGGTCTCCGCTATGATATGGCAGACGCCGTGGCCGAGCAGGACCTCGACCGCTATACGGGGATCGTCCTCTATGTCGTACGCTATATCGACGAGCGCACCGGCGATGCGGTCGGCCACCTTATCGGGGTGCATAGGATTCACTTTTTCAAACATTCTGATTCCTCCTCATGGTTTAGGGGTCGTTATTCATGTCTGAGGCCTCCCTCGCGCGCCCTTAAGAGGCGCTCCATGAGGTCGTCCTGCGGGGAAACGTCGCCGTAATCCGTGGAGCAGTTGTCCTTAACGATCTGAAAGATCTCGTTCCACAGCCTTACGGCCTGGTTCATATAGTTGATGCCGATATTGATGAACGGCGAGGGTATCGGCTTCTGAGTGGTGGGGTGCTTGGAGAGGAAGCCCATTTTGCTCGTCATCTCCTCGCATTGGATCCACCTCGCGGAGCACATGGCGTACCGCTCGAGAAGTTGAGGAGAGACCTTCGCGGCGCAGCCAATCTTTTTCAGCCACTCCCAGGTCTCTTTGTAGATCTCCTCGGCCTGCAGCTGACTGCCGTCGCGCTGTTCGGTCGAAAGGAAATCATGCGGCTTAGGCATGTCGACGCCCTCGACTTCGGGAATATCCAGAACCATCAGTTTCCTGCCGCCGGGATTGCCGTTTTCGGCTTTCTCCCTGACGGGGCTTTTCTTTCTTCCCGCACCGGGCCTTTTTCCACCCACGCCGCCCGTGTTGTTGGATTTGGTCGGCATTATTTCACCTCTTTCCGCAAAATAAAAAAGAGCCCTTCCGGCTCAGGGCTATTACCCTCCTGATTTCGCCGTGAGCGCACACGACGCCCCAGGCCGCTGCCCGCGGTATGGGTCCTGGAGATTT